CCAGGTGGGGGAGGTAATCAAATACAAGTTTTAATTACAGCTTATAATCAATACCTTCAAATGATTCGAGATATTACAGGATTAAATGAAGCTAGAGATGGATCTGATCCTGATCCAAAAGCACTAGTAGGCGTACAAAAATTAGCTGCAGCAAATAGTAATACTGCAACAAGACATATATTAGATAGCAGTATGTCTATTACATTAGGTATTGCTGAGGCAATATCTTTAAGATTTAAAGATGTTTTAAATTATCATCCTCAAAAAGAAGCTTTTATATCTGCATTAGGAAAATTTACTGTAGGTTCTTTAAATGAATTAAAAGAATTACACATGCACGATTTTGGTATATTTTTAGAATTAGAACCAGATCAAGAAGAAAAAGCTTTATTAGAAGCAAATATACAAGCTGCTTTAGCTCAAAACAGTATATTTTTAGAAGACGCTATTGATATTAGAGATATTAATAATACAAAATTAGCTAATCAGCTTCTTAAATTTAGAAGAGTTAAAAAACAACAAGCTGATCAACAACAAGCTCAAGCTGCTAGTGTTGCCCAAGCTGAAGCACAAGGCCAAGCTCAAATTCAAATAGAACAGGCTAAGGCACAAGCTGAGCAAGTAAAAACAGAGTCTAAAATACAAATTCAAACTAGTTCTGCTGAGTTAGATATTAAAAAATTAGAAATTGAAGCAAGAACAAAAAAACAATTAATGCAGTTTGAATATGATTTAAATGTCAAATTAAAACAACTAGAGTTAGAGGCCCAAAAAGAATTAGTTGAAAAGCAAAATAGAAGTAAAGAAAAAATTTCTATTAATAAAATACAAGGGCCGCCTAGAACTGAAAAGCCTAAAAAATCTTTTGAATCTAAAGGCAATGATGTATTAGGTGGGTTTGATTTATCGAGATTTGAACCTAAATAAAAAAAAGTTTAATTATTTTATTATATATTATGGAAGAACAAGTACAAGTAAAACCGGTTGAAGACAAAAAAGAAACTTCACCGCAAGAAAAAGAAGCTGCTGTTTTGGATACAGCTATTAAAGAAGGAGATGTAAACCCAGATTATGGATTACAACCTGATGGAGTTTATAAAGTAAATTTAGATAAACCACAAAAAGAAAATAAGGATGCCGTTCAGAAGCAAAGCACAAATGAGGTATCTGTACGCGACGGATCCGAAACTAGCGAAAAGGTTCAAGCGGAAGACAAAGAAAAGTCTAAAGAGCCTGCCGGAGAAAATAAACAAAAAGAAAAAAATCAAAGTAACGAAGAAAAACAAAGGGAAGAAGTAGAATCACCTTTAGAACTTGTTACAGATGAAAAAAATACAACTGACGAGGCAGGAGTGGATACAAGCACTAAAGACCCCGAGCCCGTACAGGAACAAGAAAAAATATTACCGGAAGCTAAAACACAAGAGCTTCCAGAAAATGTAGACAATCTTATAAAATTTATGGAAGAAACCGGCGGAAGTCTTGAAGATTATGTTAATCTAAATAGAGACTTTTCAAAGATGGATAACATATCTCTTTTAAGAGAATATTATAAGTCTACAAAACCTCATCTTGATTCTGATGATTTAAGTTTTTTAATGAATAAAAACTTTTCTTATGATGAAGAAACAGATGAACCAACAGATATAAAAGCTAAAAAATTAGCTTTTAAAGAAGAACTTTATAATGCTCAAAATTATTTTGACAATTCTAAGAAAAAATATTATGCAGATCTTAAGTTAAGAAAGCAAGAAGATATTGATCCTAAATATGTCCAAGCAATGGAGTATTATAATGCTAAGCAACAAGAACAAGAAGATTGGCAAAAACAACAAAAAATATTTTTAGATCGAACAGAAAAAGTTTTCAATAAAGATTTCAAAGGTTTTGATTTTCAGGTTGGTGAAAACAAATATAGATTTAAAATAGATAATACGGAAAATGTAAAAAAATATCAATCAGACTTGAAAAACTTTATTAATGAATATATTACAGAAGATGGTAGTTTAGGTAATGCTAATGAATATCATAAAGCATTATTTGCTGGACGAAATGCCGATAAAATAGCTAATCACTTCTATGAGCAAGGCCGTGCCGACGCTATAAAAGAAGCTGCTAAAAAAGCTAACAATATTGATATGAATCCTAGAGTAGATAATTCTGTAATTACTACGTCTTCGGGTGATAAAATTAGAGTTGTTTCAGGTAATTCTTCGGATAAGTTGCGCATTAAATTTAAACAATAATAACAACTTAAAATTTTAAAACATGGCTTTTACAAGTGGCGTTCCCGCTGCCTTACAACCAACTCAAACTAAGGCATTATATTCAGGGAACTATATCGATTTCACTGATTCAAGTTTTAATCAGTGGGCTCAACAATTTTTACCAGATGTATACGAGCAAGAAGTTGAAAGATATGGAAACAGATCTATCGGTTCTTTCTTACGTATGGTATCTGCGGAGATGCCTTCTACTTCAGACCAAATTATTTGGACTGAGCAAGGTAGATTGCACACAAGATATGCAAATATCGTTTATTTAAGTAACGCTGGAACTATGCCTACTAGTGGTACAACTCCAGGAACTGCTTCTGCAGTAACTACAGGTGGTAGCGTTGGAAACTTTTTTGTCCCAACTGCTCAACCAACTAGCTTAGGTGTTACTTCACAGGGTACAACAGCTGTTAACTTTAGAAAAGGTCAAACAGTTATGATTCAAGCTCAAACAAGCGCAACATCTGCAATTGGAGGAACTGGTGCTATGATTAAAGGTATTGTTACTAATGTTAGTGGACAATACTTTCAAGTTAAAGCTTATGGTGGTGTTCCTGCTATTACAAATGCACAAAGATTTACTGCACTTGCTTATGGTTCTGAATTTGCAAAAGGATCTTCTAACTTTACTGAAAAATTAGATCCTAGCTATGCTACATTTAAGAACAGTCCTATAATTTTAAAAGAGCATTATTCTATTAATGGTTCTGACACTGCACAAATTGGATGGATTGAAGTTACTTCTGAAAATGGAGCTAGCGGATACTTATGGTATTTAAAATCTGAACACGAAAATAGATTACGTTGGGAAGATTATATGGAAATGACTATGGTTGAAGGTGTTAAACAATTAAACACTGGTGCTACTTTGGATTTTTACGATTCTTCACTTACAGCAACTGCTAGAGGTACTGAAGGTTTCTTTGAAGCTATTGAAGCTAGAGGAAATGTATATTCAGGATTTGGTGCACAAGCTGGAGGTGGTGGCGGTGCTTTAACTGATTTTGACGCAGTTTTAACACAGTTAGACAAACAAGGTGCTATTGAAGAAAATATGCTTTTCTTAGATAGAAATCTTTCTTTAGAAATTGATGACATTCTTGCACAACAAAATGGTGGATACTCAGGAGGAACTTCTTTTGGTGTATTTAATAACAGCGAGGATATGGCGTTAACTTTAGGATTTACAGGTTACAGAAGAGGTTCTTATGACTTCTATAAAACTGACTGGAAATATTTAAATGACTTTTCTACAAGAGGAGGTTTTGGTGACATCGAAGGTGTATTAGTACCTGCTGGTACTTCTACAGTTTATGACCAAGTCCTTGGCCAAAATATCAAGAGACCATTCTTGCATATTAGATACAGAGCTTCTGAGACTGAAAATAGAAAAAATAAGTCTTGGGTTACTGGATCTGTTGGTGGACCTTCAAGTTCTCCAATTGATGAAATGAGAATGCACTATTTATCTGAAAGATGTTTAATCGTTCAAGGTGCAAACAATTTCGTATTATTTAAAGATGCATAACATCTATATAAGTTTTGCCCCCGTGTTTTATCGGGGGTAATTCTTATTAATTATTATATTATATTATATTATGGAAACAAAAATTAGAGTGCCAAAAATTGAAAAAAATTGGCAAATAAAAGATAGAACATATGTTTTAACAGGAGGTAAATCACCTCTTAGTTGGACAATACAATCTAAACACACTGCAAGAAAACCTTTATTATGGTTTGATGAAGAAACAAATGAGCAAAGAGAATTAAGATATGCAAGCAATCAAAAATCATTATTTGTAGATGAACAAAAAGGTAATGCAACACTTGCTCATATAATTTTTTTAGATGGTGTTTTAGAAGTACCTAAACATCAACAATCTTTACAAAAACTTTTGTCTTTATATCATCCAAAAGCAAATGAGCTTTGGCAAGAAATAGATCAAGAAGTAATTGCAAAAGATGAAGTTGATAATATAGAATTTGAATTAGAAGCATTAAATTTAGTTAGAACATTAGATATAGAGCACTTAGAAGCAATAATGAGAACAGAATTAGGATCTACGGTTGCTACTTTATCTTCTAAAGAATTAAAAAGAGATGCTTATAAATTTGCAAAATCAGATCCTGAACTTTTTATTGAATTATCGCAAGATGAAGATATAAAATTAAGAAATTTAGCGAATAGAGCAGTTGAAGTAGGTATATTACAATTAACCGATGATAATACTGTATTTAAATTTGCTAACGGTAAAAAAGTAATGACTGTTCCTTTTGATCAACATCCCTATGGTGCATTAGCACAATATTTTAAAACAGATGAAGGTGTTGACTTAATGAAATCTATTACTAAAAAATTATCGTAATATAACTTGGTATAGGGCGAGAAATCAGCCCTATATCAACTAATTTAAAAAAAAAATAATGGCTATAAATATAAATGACGTTTATCAGACCGTTTTAGTAATAACTAATAAAGATAACAGAGGATACATAACTCCTGAAGAGTTTAATAGACTTGCAGATCAAGCACAAAATGAAATATTTGAAAGTTATTTTGCAAGAGAATCTGGTTATGAACTTAATGCAAATATACAAAGTGATTTTGCAGATCCTGTGTTAAATACATCAGAAAAAATAAATGTATTTTATGCAAATTCAAGTTTAACTAAAGCAGGTAATATATTTGAATTTCCTACTAATTTTTATAGATTAGGTGTTGTAAATGTAAGTAATACTATAGATTCTGTAACAACAGTTAGTGTTGCAGATTATGCATCACACGAGGAAGTACGTTACATAAATTTATCTCCATTAACCGCACCTGTTTCAACTCAACCTGTATTTACTTTGGTTGGCGAAACTGGTATTAGAATATATCCGGATAGCATTACTTCGGATGTTAATATTGATTATATAAAAATTCCAGACAAACCTAAATGGGGCTATTTAATGCCAACAGCATCACAAATAGCGGCGGGAGTTCCAAATGAACCTATATATGATAGTACAGCATTTAATCCTGCATCGGACGATTATAATGCAACTGCTAAATCATATGACTTTAGATTACATCCTTCAGAAAAACATGCACTAGTGGCTAAAATACTTTCTTATGCTGGTGTGGTTATAAAACAACCAGATGTATCTGGATTTGGGCAAGGTAAGGATCAACAACTTCAAGCAACTGAACAATAATGGCAATATCAAGAAGACCTTTAGACGTAGATAATTATTCTGCTTTAGACGGCGGAACAGGCTTAGCAATACCGGGTTATTATAGTAGAGTACACCTTAATGACATAATAAATAATTTTATTATTGCTTATATAGGAGATGGAAAAATATTATCAAAAGTACCTAGATACGAAGTAGCTTTTTGGGCACAAAGATCTGTGCAGGAGTTTAGTTATGATATTTTTCATTCAGAAAAAACTATTGAAGTAGAACTTAGCGAAACTTTACAAATGTCTTTGCCTTCAGATTATGTTAATTATGTTAATATATCTTTTTTAGATAATTTTGGAAATTTAAAAACAATACAACCAAGTCGTTCTACAAAAGCCACAAAAGCTGTAACACAAGATGAAGACTATAAATATTTATACGATAACGACGGAAAAGTAGTTTTTAAAGAAACTTCAGATACATTAGACCGTTATCAAACAACAAATAGAGTTTTAACAGCAGAAGAAGCCTCTGATTATTATAATGGTTATTATGATAACGACGACTATAGCTATTTTGGCAGAAGATATGGTAGCGAACCTGAAAGACAAAATTTTAATGGAAGTTATGTATTAGATTTGGAAGCAGGTAAAATATTTTTTGATTCTTCATTTAAACAAGGTAGTATCATAGTATTAAGATATATATCTGATGGTATCGGCGATAATGATAATTTTGATAATGTACTTGTGCCTAAATTAGCGGAAGATGCTGTTTATGCAAATATATTATACAATTTATCAAAATTAAGGGTTTCAAGCGCAAGCGCTTCTGGATTATATAAAAAAGAAGCAAGCGCTAAAATGCGTAATGCAAAAATACGCCTTTCTAATATGAAAACAGAAGAAATGGCGCAAGTATTAAGGGGTAAATCTAAGTGGATTAAACATTAAAATATGCCAGAAATTAAAAGGCTATTCAATGCAAGCCGAATGAATCGAGACGTGGACGACAGACTTGTCCAAGCTGGAGAATATCGTGAAGCTTTAAATATAAATGTAAGTAAGTCAGAGGGCTCTGATATGGGCGCTGTTGAAAATCTTTTAGGTAATAAAGAGATTGTAGGCCAGCAAATACCAAATGGTAAAGTTATTGGTAGTTTAAGAGATAATGGTAATGAAAAAATATATTATTTTATTACTAATAATGATAGTTATGATCATTCAAACGCTTCTAATAAGCAGCATGCAATTATAGAATACGACCAAAAAGCTAATAAATCAACGGTATTGGTAATTCATAACACTTTAAATTTCCATGTTGATTTTCCTATTACAGGGGTTAATTTAGTAGATACATTATTATTTTTTACAGATGATAGAAATCCTCCAAGAAAAATAAATGTAGATACCGCAAGAAATGAAGAGGGCCATTATAATCTTGATGTAGGTGTTGATAATCTTATGTCTGTAGCTAAATTTGCTCCATATGAAGCTGCTGAAATATTAGCATTATCAAATACAGATGAAACTGGTGCAGTAATTACATCTAATTTTTTAGAAAATAAACTTGTAAGATTTTCATATCGTTATCAATTTGAAGACGGAGAATATAGTGTATTAGCACCTTTTACACCTATATGCTTTTCAAGATTAGGAAACCCTGATACAATTAATACAAGTTCAATATCAGAATTTGGAGAAATAGAAACATTTGTAAATGCTGTAAAATCTGTACAATTAGCGGTATCAATACCATCAAATTATGGTATTACAGGTGTTGAGCTTATTTATAAAGAAACAGGATCTTCAACTTTATATGTTGTTGAAGATAAAACTATAACAACAGAATCTTCGGTAAACTTTTTTTATAAATCACAAGATCCTTTTAAAACATTACCGGGCGATCAATTAACAAGAGTATCAGATGCGGTACCTAAAAAAGCTAAGTCACAAGAATTAGCCGGAGGAAGACTTGTGTATGGAAATTTTTTACAAAATTTTGATATACCAGATATTTCATTTAGTGTTTCAAGAACAGGTGAAACATCTGCTAGATATGCTACATTAGATACTTCAATGTCTGTAAAGTCTAGACGTACTTATCAAGTTGGTATTGTATTAGCTGATAAATTTGGAAGACAATCACCTGTAATATTATCTTCAACAGGTAATGATACAGTATTTATTGACGCAGCAACAGGAGAATCTAATAGTACTAATGTATTTAATGCTTTAAGAGTATCTTTTTCATCAGCAGCTGTAGCAACTTTAAAAGCTCTTGATTGGGCTTATTCATATAAAATAGTTGTAAAACAAAGAGAGCAAGAATATTATAATTGGATTTCCGCACTTACTGGTGCTAATGTTATTGCAAGGTTAGGTGATAGTATAAATAAAATACCTAGAGATCAAACCGCTGTAATACCACCAAGCACAAGTAATACAATATCACCTTGTGATGTTTCTGTATATCCTAAAATTTTAAATGGGGCTAATCAAACTACTTCTAGTTTAACAAAAGTACAATCAATTAATAACCCAGCCGGCACTGCTAATGTGCCAACTATAACAGACGCTGGAGCATCTATATCTTCAGGAGTGTCTGTTTACGAAACAGAGCCAGTAGAGTCAGATTTAGATATTTTCTTTGAAACTTCTACAGGTGGTTTAATATCAGCTTTAAATAATGCGGGTGCAACCATAGATGTTAGATTTTTTAATTGTTATTTATTAAATTTTACGTCAGGTACACATATAGAAGTAAATAGATTAAGAGCGGGCTTTAACGAAAAAGCTTTTGATGTAGGAGTTAGAGCTTACGTTGTAAAAGAAAATTTTGCTGAAGAAAGAAGATTTAATACGCTTATACATTCGAGTGGTTTATTTAATTCAAGAACTAATGTAAATTATATAAATCAATTTAATGAAGCTGAGGGAGGATTAACTATATCATTAGATCCTCAAGATGGATCTGTGCAAAAACTTTATGCCGACGATACTCAAATAGTTATTTTCCAGGAAGATAAATTATCTAGATCACCTATAAATAAAGACTTTATATACTCTGCTGAAGGTGGTGCAGTTCCTGTAACTAGTAATACACAATTTTTAGGAACTATAGCACCTTATGCTGGAGATTTTGGAATATCAAAAAATCCTGAATCTTTTGCAGCATATGGATATGCAAGATATTTTACCGATAAAAATAGAGGTTCAGTATTAAGATTATCACAAAACGGAATCGTAGATATATCAAATTCTGGAATGAGTGATTTTTTTAGAGATGCATTATCTCATGCTACACAAGTTATAGGCTCTTATGATGAATATCATGGGTTATATAATTTAACTATTATAGGCGATTGTTATGATAGCGAAACTGATACAAATGTAGCAACAGCTGCTGATGGTTATTTTACAATTTCGTTTGATGAAAACGCTAAAGGGTGGACAAGTTTTAAATCTTTTAAGCAAGAAAGTGGATTAACATTAAATAATAAATATTATACATTTAATTCTGGTAAATTATATGAGCATAACTCAGAAGATGTAAATAGAAATAGTTTTTATGGTGCAGCTGCTGCAGATTCTTATATAGAGCCTATATTAAATGATGGGCCTTCCCTTGTTAAAACTTTTAATACTATAAGTTATGAAGGTGATACTGGATGGGAATTAGATTTTTTAAGAACTGATTTATCAGATATTGGCACTGTACCTACAAATGTAAATTGTTTTGATATTTCATTAAAAGTTACAAGAAGTAGTGCAAATGCAGGCGCAAATACATTAATAACAGGAGAAAGAGTAGCAAGAGCTAAGCAAGGTGAAACAATTACTTGGGCTGTTTTTGTAGAGCCTAAAAATGCTGATTTTAAATTTAATTCAGTATCTGATGTTACCTTAACTTATTCAGGCTCTGAAACAGTTAATATAACAAATCCAACAACTATTGTTGATGGCAAATTAGTATTTAATATAAGTTATACTGTTGGTACATCAAATCAAACTATTGAATTAGCGGTTGGTGGTACCGGTGCATCTCTTGCGTTTACCGTAGCACTTCTTAGTATAAGTGTTGGTGATTCTGTTTCTGATGCGGCAGTAAGTCCTACTTTGGTAGAGCTATCTTCAGGTGCAACTTCACAAGATATAGTTGTTGCTCCAAGCAGTACACATTTTATAAATCCTTATAATATTACTGTAGGAGTGGGATCATTGAATTCTTTAAATACAGGGGCTATAACAGGTACAGAAACAATACCTGTTAAAGTTATAAATTATACTGGTAATCTTAATAGATATACATTAGATGGTATAAGACAAGATAATATTGCACTTACTATAGGTAAAACTTATATATTTGATCAAAGTGATAGTAGTAATAGCGGACATCCTTTAAGGTTTTCAAAAAACCCTAATAATTCACCTGCAGATCCATTTACAGATAATGTTACTGTTACGGGTACTCCTGGTACTGCGGGCGCACAAACACAAATAGTTGTAACTAGTACAACAACTAGTCCATTATATTATTATTGTAATGTTCATAGTGGTATGGGAGGTAATATTATAACTACACCATTGCCTTATACAAGACAGACTAATCAAATAACTTATAATGTACCTGTCACAATGCCTACCGCGGCTACTAATGAAAATATGACTTTTGCAGGGAGTGCTACCGCATTGTATAATTTAACTTGGGCAACACCTTCAACAGGTACATTAACACCTCCAACTGGAGTATCTGTTGGTAATGCTTATACAATAAGCCCATACGCTGCTGAAAGCCAGCGTACTGCAATTATTAGAATGAATGTTACAGGTACGACTAAAGTTATGTTACCAAGTTCTTTTGCAGTTACTTATAATGTAGAAGATACTAATGTAACTGAAATAACAACTTTTACAACTGATTATACGCAAGATTATTATCAGGCATCAATTGTATTGCCTAAAATATATCAAAATACAACTGCTACCGCTACAATAACAGGTTCAGGTGAAGTAACAGCAGCTATGGGGACTATTTCTCCAACAACGTATTCATTTACTAATGGTTTATCTTCTCCCAATGCAAATGTAGTTATAGGAGATGTAGCTGGAGAAAAAGCTAATGTTGTTGTAAGTGTAACTCCAAAAAATACTGGAGACGGCACAGATTGGCTATATTTAGCTGCTGCTACAACACAAGGAACAGCAGTTAATCCTACAGCTAGTGCTGTTTTAATAATTGATCCAGACGATATTAATATATATGGTGGTAAATATCCTTTTACAATTAATGTTGCAAATAATAGCTCAGGCAGTTCAAGATCTGCCCAAATTGAAATTGAATTATATAATAATAGTAGAGTTACGGGATTAACAAAACAAACATTAACTATAAATCAAAGTGCATAATGAGTACAATAATAACATTTCCGTTTCAAAAAAAAGAAGGTAAATATTTTACACCAATAGTTTCACAGCAAACTACATATAAAGTAACCGGTGGTGCTGTTGTTGCCGATGCTGATAAACTTGTTTCTGGAGTAAAAGGTGTTTTTATGAAAGTAAGATTAAAACTTACAGGTACTAATGCACAAACAAAAAAAGAACTGTTTGCTATAAATTCAGAAGCAGTTAATTCATCAAATTAAATTATATGAAATTACAAGTACGAAAATTACAAGAATCCGATTGGGATTTTTTGCCATCGTGGTGGGAAGCTTATAAACAAGAGCCAATACCGCGAGATTTTCTTCCAGGTGCTTTTCAAATAGGCAATGAAGAAAAGAAAAGAGAAGGTCTAGGAGGCTTTATGGTTTGCAAAGAAAATGATCCTATTGCAGCTATGTGGCTATGGATGACAAATAGTAAGACTGCAATTCCAGCTGTAGTAATTAGCGATAAATCGTATAAAGATACTGACAGAAGTGATGCGTTGCAACTCTTAATAGACTTTACAACAGATTTTGCTGAAGATTTAGGATATAAATATTCTTTTGCATGGGCAAAACCTGGTGTGTTATTAGATAAATATAAAAAGGCGGACTATTATGTTGATGAAACACCGTCTTACGAATTAATAATGAAATACTAATGGGAAGTGTAGTAAAAGGAGTTGCCTCACTATTTGGAGGCAGAGCAAGAAGACGCGAACAAAGAGCAGCTAATCAGGCTCTTGATAAAACACAAGCAGCTATGGATGCTTTTAGATATGATAATATTTATGAAGGTATGCAGGCTCCTGAATTTCAAGATCAATTACAACAATTAGATAATACTCAAGCTTTAGCGGCTTTACAAGCAGGACAAAATAGATTAGCAGGGTTACAACAAGATCCAGCGCAATTAGCTACGCAACGAGATGCTGTATTAACGGCAGATAGCATGCGAGAGGCACAGCAAAGAGGTTATACTGCCGGCCAAACAAATGTTGGCGGGCTTATGAGAGGTGCTGATGCTGGGTTAACTAATACTTTACGAAATCTTCAAGTTTCAACTGCTGGAGCTGAAATAGCGGCACAAGAAGCAGACCAAGCTTTAGCCGCATCACAAGATCTTGCAGCACAAGCAGGAACTGGGGCCGGAGGAGCTACAGCACTTGCAGCGCAAGCAGCAAGATCAAAAGCAAATATTGCTGCTGATATTGATCAACAAGTAAAAAGAAATGAATTATTAAGAGCACAAGGTGAATCTGAATTACAAAGATCTCAACTAGCACAAGAAAATTTAGCATCAAAATTTGACTTAGGCCAACAACAATTTAATGTAGGACAAGAAAACCAAGCAAGAAGATTTAGCGCAGATGCTTTTAATAGAGCTCAACAATTTAATGCTGGCCAATTTAATAGAATGACTATGTTTGATGCTCAAGCACAAAATCAATTTGCAAGAGATGCTTTTGCAGCTGAAAATAGATTAGAACAATTTAATGCTCAGCAAGATACAAGAATGGCTGAACTCGGAGCTAGATTTGATATGGCTGGTGCAAATTTATTATCTGATCAAGCAAAATATTCTGCAAATTTAAATAATCAATATATTACAAATTTAAATAATAGAAAATTTGCTATAGACCAAGCTCAAAGAGAGTTTGAACTAAAAAATCAAGAAAGAGAATTAGACGTTTTAGAAGGTCAAAACGACAGAGCATTAGCTAGAAAGCAAGCTGCCGACGCAGCAAGAGCACAAGCTAAAGCAGATCTTATAGGCGGAATTGGTGCAGTAGCATCATTTGCAGCACCTGGATTAGGAACAATTGCAGGTAAAGCTATTGGAGGAGGTGTTGGTAAATTTATAACAGACGCAGTAAATAAATCAGGTTAAAATGGATACATACAGTAAATATAAAGACGCATTTCAATTTCAACCAGGTGGTGCAGCATCACAAAAAATGGTTGGTGATGCTATAGATTCTGCTTTTGCTGAACAAAGATTAAGAGAAGATCAAGCACTTAAAAGGAGAGAATCTGCATTAAGGCAACAAGTTTATCAAATGAAGCTTAGTAATGCTTTAATGGATGACATGAATGATCTAAATATAACTTCTCAAACTGGTCAAAAGGGCATTGATACATTTTTAAATAATGCGGGAAGATCTTTAGCTGATTATGGTGGGTATTTAACTACCCAACTTAAAAATACTGGAGATTATGATACATATGCAAATGAAATGTCTAAATTAAAAAGCCAGGTTGGTTATTTAAAAAACGTAGAACAAGGTGCTAAATTATTTGTAAACAACGCTAATAAAATGATGGCGGATGGAGAATTATCTGATTTTACAGATAATGATGTATTAATGATGGCTATGGATTTTGAAAGAGGAGCTCCTAACGGAAAATTTGAAACTGTTGATGGCCAACTTGAATTTGTTTCTACAACACCAGAAGGTAAAGAATATAGAGTAGCTGTTAGTGAATTTGCTAAATTAAATGATAAATTATTAAAAAAAGAGGATATAGACACTTCTATACAAGGTGCTATGAAAGTTCAAACAAGCACTGGCGGTAATGTATTAGGTTTTGATGAAAAAGCTATCGGCAATGACGGTTCGGTAAATTTATCTGCTAAAGATATTGCATTAGATAATTTAGATACTATTGTATCACAAAATGGAAATGAAGACGATAAAATTATAAGAAAAAAAAGATCTTTATTAGTTGATCATTTTGGTTTAACAAAAGATGAAACTTTAGCTCTTGCACAAACACAAATTGACCCTGCAAATTTATCTGCAGAAGAAAAAGACGATGGTGTAAGAACAATGCTCGATAGAAAATTGCGAGATGAATGGATAAATAGAGCTAGGGGCATTTATGGTATTAATACTGAAAAAGTACAAAATCTAAAACAATCAAGAGGTAGATACTATTTAGAAACACAAGATCAATTTGCTAATATAGCAGATGTTAAATCTATTCAAAATAATTTACCTAATATGACTTATAAAAATCAAGACGGTTCTGATGTAATGTCTGGTTCATATCAAGGTATAGCTGTAACAGATGGTGACAAACGTACAACTGAAAGTTTAGATCAGTTTAAAACAAGAGATCCAATGGGATACCAAAAAGATTTATTTAATAGTTTGGTAAATAAAGGATTTCACAATCCACAGCCTGTTTTTGGACAAGTATCACAAGCAATGCTTGATCGAATTGCTGCAGAAAAAAATGACGAAGAAAAAGCAAAATTAGTTAAAAAAGCTATAGAGATTCAAACTCAGCCAATAGGATATAGAATTACTAATCATAAATTAACTAATATACAAAGACCAAGAGAAGATATAATTATAAGATTTGATGATGATTTAGATACGCAATGGCGTAAAGTTGGTCAAGCTCATGGGCTTGCCCCAACAGAATGGCTTCCAAGATTTAAACCAGGAACTAACGATCCTATACAAGCGGCTCAGGGCCGAGGGAGAGATATTAAAATATCATTAGCTAACGAATATCCAGAGTTTGATATTAATAATGATGGAGCACTTGATGCAACCGAATTTGAAGCTGTTAAAAAAAGATATCCAAACGTTTTTAATCAATAATTATGTTAACACCTGAACAAGAATTAGAATTAATGAATTTTATAAGAGCTCTTGAACAAGAAGGAATAGAACAAGAGGAACTTGAAAGAAGAGCTTTGCTTAAAAAACAAGAATTAATAAATAGTACTGAAAATTTTCAAAAGCCCCCTGCGGAGACAACTGCACCTGCAGCGGGGCAAATAACACTAGAAGATTTGGTTTCACAGCCGGCAGTTGGTTCTTTGGAATCACCAAGAACTAGTGTAAGATCTCAAACTAGGCAGTCAGACATTGAAAGAGTACCAAAGAAAGAAAAAAGAACATTTTATGATACTTTTTTTGGTGATATTGAAGTAGATAAAGATTCTTTTAAAGAAAGATTTGTTAATACTTTTGCTAATACATTTCCTAAAGCTATTACTGATTTTAAATATCAAACCGCTGCTACAAAACAAAAAGAATTACAAGAAGAAAAAGAAAGGTTATTAAACGATGGCTTATCAAATGATACTTTAATATCTTTTGGAGGTACTATATCTCCAAAATCGGGGGTAACAATAGGCGAAAAAACAACGACTAAAGGACAAAGACTACAAGATATTGAAAAAGAATTAATTTCAAATGAAAATAATCTTTTAGAATCTATTATTAAAAGTAAAGAATATCAAGATAAAATTTCTGAAGTAGGAGCAGTTGAGGTATTTAATGATGATAATTCAATTAAATCTTTTAGCCAGTTAATGGATGAAAACGCTGTGCCTAAAATATTGGGTGATCAATTACCGCAAATGCTTGTTTCAATATTTACAGGTAGCGGATCTACATTTGTGCAAGAGTCTGGCCAAGCAGCTATGGATATAGCTTCTCGTAAAGCTGCTAGAAAATTAGGTATTTCTATGGAAGATTTTTATAAACTTCCTAATGAAGATCAAGCTCAAGCTATAATAGATATTGTTAATTTAGGAGAAGCAGATATAGATAAAGCAATGTCAATAGGCGGAAAAGCTGCTGGGCTTGAATTAGTTTCAAATTTTGTTACATTAGGAGGTGCAAAATTAATACCTAAAAGCTTTGTTAGAAATGCGGTAAGGGGCAATATTTTAAAAACTTTAAAAAGTACAGCGATAGGAGCTGGTAGGACAGTAGCTTTGCCTGGTGCTGTTGAATCAATAACAGAGGGCGGACAGTCTTTTGTTAGTTTAACAGGAGTTGAAGAAGCTGTAAACCCTGGTACTTTTGAAAAAGTAAAAGACTATACAGATTTTATTTTAGATAATAGAAAAGAATTTTATGAAGTGGCCGCACAATCTTTTATTGTTCCAGGACCTATAGCATTTGGTGGTAAAGTATTTAGAACAGGTAAAAGAGAAGTAATGGAACAAATTGCTTCAATGGACCCAGAATCAGCACAAACAGTTTCAAATGGATTAGCGGAAGAATTTGAAAAACAATATGAACAGGAAAAAAATAATATATACGAAAGATTTGGGCAAGGTGAAATTGATGAGCAAACAAGAGATTCACTTTTAGAAGAATTAGATAAAAAAGATGAATCTTTTTATAAAGAACTTGATGTAGTTAAAGCTTATATTAACTCTACTAAGTTAAGAAATTTAAGTGGTAATAGAAAAAAAATAGTATTTGAAGAACTTCAAAATTTATCTGAAGAAGAAAAAAATCTTGAAGAAATAGAAAATAAAATACAAGAAAACGGTGGAGAAGAAAATGTTGGGTTTGACCTTTTAAACGAATTAGTTGAGCAAACTAAAAAAGTAAATAATGTTAAAGGACAAATATATAAACAAATAGCTTTAGATGATATAGATAACCATGGAGAACCTCTTATTGATTATATTAATTCTGATGAAACGGGTATATTTAAAGGCAAAACAATAACTGTATTCAATACAAATAAAGAAATTAAAAAATTTATTGAAAATGAATTTGGTAAAGAGGGCCTTAATGATCCGGAAGTACAAAATTTATTAAAAGGAGAAAATAACGCTGTAAAAAAAGGTCGCTTTGGAATTATTTCAAAAGAAAATCAAGAAAAAAATTTAGACAAAGGGGATTTATATGCGGCTAATTCCATACACCATGAAGCTTTACATTTAATATTTGATTCTTTTAATGAAAAAGAGTTAGCAGCATTGGTTATTGAAATTAAAAGTATGACTGGGCTTGATGAACAAACTCAAAAAGCTCTTGACATGGCAAAAAAAATAGAATCTATATATAGAGAAAGAGGTTATAAAGGTAAAAAATTAAATGAAGAATTTTTAGCAGCATATGCAGACGAGCTTAAAGCATTACAAATTGAAAATCTTAGTTTAGAGCAAGGCCAAAAGTTTAAAAAACTTGCTGATTTTGTAAAAAATATTTTTAATAAAAATACAGAAAATGCTTTGCCTTTAAAAAATTTAACTGGCACAAACTTTATACAATTTATAAAAAAATATAATAATTTTAATAAAAAAACAACGCTACAAGAAAGAAAAGCTTTTATTGAAAAAGAAGATAAAGGTATTGCACAAAAATCTTTAGACAGAAATATATTACAAGAAGAAGCTAATAAATATAAAGTAGGTACTATGCCCGGTGAATTAGCTACTAGAATTGCTTTAGCCTACGAACCTTTAGCCGCTTCAATAGCCAATAAAATATATGCTAAAAATTTTGAGGGAGAGCAAGGCTATACTAAAGGCGAGTTTGAACAAGACATTGCGTTTGGTAGGCCCGATGAAATAGGCGGCGCCAATAGTTTAAGAGAAATTGCATTAGCTTATGATCCTGAGCAAGGTAGATCTTTAGGTGGCTGGTTAAAAGAAATAGGTACTCAAAGAGCTAAAAGAATTGCAGAAAAAAGAATTGGTTCTCAAAAAACATCTGATGCTAAAAAATTAGATGCTCCTGAAAGTATACAAGTAACTGCTGAAGCAGCACCTGAAGCTGTAATAGATAAACCAATATCTGAAAAAATTAATTTACCTAAGGGTATAAGTGATAAAGTTACCGCTGATATTGCACAATTAGCTGTATTAAATATACAAAATCAACTTAAAAAGAATCCTAAAGCTTCTTTAAAGCAAAAAACAACTATAAAAGAAAAAGCTGCTGCAGCTATAGTTAATAGAGAAATAGGCAAGGATATTAAAAATACTATTAAAAATTTAGGAAAAGATAATCAAATAGATTATATATCTAAAAACTGGAAAACTGTTGCTGAAGCTTTTGTTGATAAGAAAAATATAAATAAAATACAAAATAAAGAAACAAAAGATTTATTACAAAGTTGGAAAGATGGCAAAGCAACAAAAGAATCTGTATTAGGTTATTTTAATGATCCAAATATTAAATCTAATACAAGATCAGATAGAAGAAATAGGGCTTTAAATGATGCGTTAGTTTATCTTTTAACTAAAGACGCGGTTAATAAATTTGCTGTAGCAAACCCAGATCAAGCACAACAGTTTCAACAACAACAAGGTATTCCTCTTGCGCTTGCTCAAAAAGCATGGGTACGAGATATTTTAGTTGATGTGGGCACTGCTGATTTATTTGTTGATTTAAGTCTTGATGGTACTAATTTTAAAGAAAATTTAAATAAATATATTAATAGCGTAAAGTTTTTTAATAAAGAATTTCCAAATGGTTTGCTTTCGTCAAGTATGGTTTTTGGTGTTTTTGGTAAAGAAGAAGATGCTAAAGGTAAATTAGCTAAACAAAATTGGAATTTTGCAAAAAAAGAAATTGATAAAATAGATTATCCAAAAAATTCAGAAAGATTTGAATATAACGGTATAAAAACTCGTTTGCAAAAATATGGCAAAACAAAACCAAGTCAAAGATATAAAATAGGTAATAAGTTAGCAAAAGACCCCAAAGTGCTTGTTGAAGATTTTAGAATTTACAATGCTAAAAATGATGAAATGGGTACTGCATTTTGGAATAAAGCAGCAGACTTATTTAGTGAGGGAAAAAATATGCAGCATAGGAATTCTTTTTTACAATTATTAGCTGGGTCTGTACAAGAAAGAAACCACGTACACTCATTAATGGCTGAAATTGTTTATATAGAAAAAGATTTAATAAATAAATTAAAAAAAGACCCTAGTATTGAAACTGTTTGGGAGCATGCTGTTCCTAATCTTTTTGCTGCTAGAATATTAGCAAAAGCTATATTTAATAACGAACCTAATTTTGCTACTGAAATACTTCCTGATGTTAAAAAACAATTTAAGCAAGGGCTTTTATCTAAAGAAAATGCAGATCTTATAGATAATGAGTATGGAAGAAATGAAATGAGACAAGAGTTTAATATTAAAGAGGATTCTTATGTTGAAAGAGTAAATGTTATTCCAGATGTAGCTAATAAAGTTGATTATTTTGGTAAAGATCCTAATCCATTTATAAGTAATAAAGATAAAGCTGTAGCACAAAAATCTTTAAGTACTGAATTTAATAGAATATTAGAACAAGTTAAAGGTGTACCAACAAGACAGAAATTTTCTGAAGCAACAGCTAACATATTAGGTAAGAAAAATAATCCTTTTAAATTTTTTGTACCTTATTCCGCAGAAGATTACATGGGCCTTATATATCCAACTCTTGGTAAAGGTAAAACAGGTGAAAAAAATTTAGAATGGTATAAAAAAAATATTATAACACCATACGCCAGAGGTATACGTGATTTTGAAATAGATAAACAAGTTTCATTAAAGTCATGGGAAAACTTAAAAAAACAAATTAAAAATACTCCCGCTAAATTAAGTAAAGAAGGCATAAATAATTTTACTAATGAAAATGCTATAAGAATACACTTGTGGTCTAAGCAAGGAGTTAATGCTAAAGATTTAGGACTTAAGCAAAAAGAAATTGCTGCTGTAAATAAATATGTAAAATCTAAGAAAGAATTAAAAGATTTTGCAAATCAAATTCAATCGCTAACACCTGATGGTTACCCAGACCCTACAGGTACTGATTGGCTGGCAGGTACTATAACAACTGATTTAGTTAATTATACTAATACTGTTTCAAGAAAAAAATATTTAGAGCAATGGCAAAATAATGTGGACATTGTGTATAGCAAAGAAAACATAAATAAACTAAAAGCCATATACGGGGATAAATATACTGAAGCTTTAGAAGACATGCTTTATAGAATGAAAACCGGTAGGAACAGACCAACTGGTGGTAATAGGCTTAGTAATTTATATTTAAACTGGGTTAATGATTCTGTTGGTACTATAATGTTTTTTAATAGCCGTTCTGCACTGCTTCAAACGCTTTCTGCTTTAAATTATATAAACTTTACAGATAATAATCCAATAAGAATAGCAGCAACAGCAGCAAATCAAAAACAATTTTGGGCAGATTTTTCAGAAATATTTAATTCTGACTTTTTAAAATCAAGAAGATCAGGATTAAAAACTGATGTTAATGCAGATGAAATTGCTAGAACAGCGGAAACATCTGAAAATAAATTTAGGGCTGGGCTTTCAGCTTTACTTAAAAAAGGATTTTTACCTACACAAATGGCGGATAGTTTTGCGATATCATTTGGTGGTGCATCGTTTTATAGAAATAGAATTAAAACATATTTAAAGCAAGGGCTTAATGAAAAGGAAGCTAAAGAAAAAGCATTTCTTGATTTTAAAGAGATAACAGAAGAATCACAACAATCATCACGACCAGATAGAGTATCGCTTCAACAAGCAAGCCCTTTAGGGCGCCTTATACTAGCTTTTGCTAATACACCTATGCAATATACTAGGTTGACTAAAAAAGCTGCTTTAGATTTGATTAATAATAGAGGTGATTGGAAAACTAATTTATCTAAACTAGTTTATTATGGAGCCGTTCAAAATGTTATTTTCACAGCTTTACAAAGTGCAATGTTTGCAATGTTGTTTTCCGATGATGACGAAGACGAAAAGAAAAAAGAAGCTATTGGGCGTATTGGTAATGGAATAGCCGATACTTTACTTAGAGGATCTGGTATAGCGGGAGCTGCTGTATCTGCCGCAAAAAATATTGTATTAGAAGTTATAGATCAAGCTAAAGGCAAAAAAGATTTTGAAAAAGCGGCAATGGAAATTACAACATTATCGCCTCCTATAGATTCTAAACTAAGTAAATTAATGTCCGCAGGTAGAGCGTTCAAATATAAACAAAATAGAGAAAAAATAAAAGAGTTAGGCCCTACATCTATAGACAATCCAGCATATATGGCAGCCGCTCAGATTTTATCAGCTACAGCTAATATACCATTAGACAGAGCTTTACGTAAGTTTGAAAACTTAAGAGCTTCTGTTGATAGTGATACAGAAATGTGGCAAAGTATTGCTTTAGCTTTAGGTTATAGTAAATGGGATGTTGGTCTTATTGAAAAAGAAAGAGAAGCAGAGAAGTTAGATAAAGAATTAAAAAAAGCAAATGATGCTTTATTTGAAAAACTTTTAAAGCCTAAAAGAAAAAGAAGAAAAAAAGGTGAATTTAAACTAGACGATCTTTTGCAAAAAGGATTACCCGAGGGCGTATTAGGTAGAGCATATAAAGATGGCACTATGCAGATAAAGCCTGGTTTGTCAAAAGAAAAAAGAAAAAAAGTTATTGCTCATGAAAAAAAGCATTTACAAGATATAAAAAATGGAATACTAAATTATAATAATAATTTTATTTTTTATAAAGGAAAGCAATATAAAAGAACACCTGATAAGAAGGTTGTTTATAATGGCAAAAAATTTCCAGAAGGTCATTCTAAATTACCTTGGGAAGCCGCAGCAAATAAAGCAGAAAGAAAAGTAAGTTAATTTTTAAATAAATAAATAATGGGAAGAATATTATCATCTTTAGGAACCTCTGATGAAATTAAAAAATTAAGAAAAAAAAATAAAGAATCAAGAAAAGCATTTAGAGATTCTGACAAATCAGAGCAAGATTTATTAACTAATATCCAAAATATAGCGGATAATAGAAGTAATATAAAGCAAGAAAGAGAAAACAGAAGAATGGCTAGACTTGCTGCTAGAAAATTTGGTGGAGATTTTGAAAAAGCAAGAGACTTAAGAAAAGAAAGGGTAAAAAGAAGAAAAGAATTTTTAAGAGATTTTGCTTCTCGCGCTGCAACAGGAGAGCAAGCAAAAAAAATAAGTGAAGATTACGAAGGCCCAAAAGATATTCCAGGGTATATGAAATCAAAAGATTCACAAGAAGAATCTAAAAATATGATGCTCTCTACGGCAGAGGCGGCTAAACAAGCGCGCGAAGCTATAAATTCAGAAAATAAATTAGAACTAGATAATAAATTTAATTTAGGATCTTTTAGCCTTAATAGAGATAATAGTGATTTCAGTAGATTTTTAATGAATGATAAACCTAGCTTTAATAGCGGTATAGAAGAGGACTCTACACCTCAAAGAGCAATGAGAAAAGCATATAAAAACAAAAGGGGCTTTTAATTGCCCCTTTGTTTTTTAAAATATTAATCCTATTAGTATACCTACTATAGGCCCTAATATTGCCCACGCTTCTAAAAACCTAATTTTTTTAAGTTCTTTAGCAGAGAATACATTATCAGAAGTGTCAAGAATAGCATCACCTGCTTTTTTCTTTAACTCTTCTTCTAACTCTTTAATCTTTGCTTTAGCGTCTGAAAATGTAAATCGCTTTGCCATAATATTAATTTAAGTTATCCATCGCAGCTTAAACAATTCGGATCCATAGCTGCTGCTGCTATGTCTCCTCTTAATACGGACTCAGTCCTCATATAATATAGAGTTTTTATTCCGCGCTTCCATGCTTCAATATGAACTTGATTAATCCATCTAGGCGTGGCCTCAGAAGGAAATGCTAAGTTAAGTGAAACAGACTGATCAATATAATCTTGCCTTATACCTGCTTGTCTAACAAGCTCTAGCTGATTAATTTCTTTAAATGTTTTGAAAACGTCTTTTACTTTTTCGGCGTCTTCGTTTTCTTTGGATTCATATATTCTTCCTCTTCCATCGTAAAACCATCCATCAAGTTGTTTAAGTCCTTGAACGGATCCACCATCTTCCAAAATTTTATCCCAAGTTTCTTTATTATCGATACCAATTTTTCTAAGTACTTTTTTAAGTTCTAAATTTTTTCTTATAAATGTTCCTTTAGCAGATTGTTCGGTAAATACATTAGCTGCCCAGGGTTCAATACCTGGTGAACAATTACCTGCTAATTTACTATTAGACACAGTTGGAGCAACAGCTCTTAAATGTGTATTTCTAAAACCTGTTCCAACACACCATAAAGGCTCACCATATATTTCTGCTAAAGCTCTTG